CCCCCGCTATCCCCGCCTCTGTTGCTGTAATACCTTGAGCCGCTCGCCGTGCTATATAGGCGTTTTCGGCCTTTAGCATGTTTTGGTCAACAACTTTTTGGGTGTCGCCTCCACGGAAGAAGTAATCCCCCGCCTTTGAACTATATTCGTCCACAGTTTTACCGGTGTCTCCGAATGTCTTCTCCAGAAAACTGGGCTTCGCTACGGGCACTGCTGCGGCTGAACTAACGGGGTTTAAAGAGGCGTACGCCTGTCCCCTCTGGATCTCACTCAAGGGGGCGTACTGCTCTAGGGTAGTTAAACCTCCAGACATCGCCCCTGGGTTGGCTGTCGAGACGGGCATCAGAGAATCGCCGGGGCCATTGGCAGCGAAAAAGGCGCTGTCCTGAGCGGCAGTCGGCTGGATAAAGTCCACAGGTTTTATAGGGGCGGCAATTCCGGAGGTGCTGCTGGAGGTGCTGCCGGGCAACGCTGTATTTGTCACCTGCGGGCTCGAACCAAGACCCACGGTAGCTACTTCATTGGAAACCGCATTAGGATCGTAGGTCCGTCCGAGCGTCTTGTCATACCAACTAGCGCCCGGCGCATTTCCGGCACCCTCCATTCCGCCTATGCCTTGGGCATACGATCCCGAAAGGTCGTTGAGCGCATTCCAAGGGGCGCTCGCAGCCTGAGTAGCCCCGGCCATAAAGCCGGTGTTGTTCATGAGTCCGCCGATACCTCCGGTTAACACGTTAGCGGCGTAACCCGTAACCCCCGCCACTGCCATTGATTTAAGGTCCCAGCCGCTTTGATATCCGGCCACTAATGTAGAAGCCAGAATGCCGCCGATACCCGGCAGAATCGCATTACCTACAAGATTCGCAATAATAGGTGCTGCTTTCTTGAATACCTTTTTGACGCTTTTCCAAACGCTTGAGAAAAAGAACTCGGGTATCCCCGTGTCAGGGTTGATACTATTAAGCTCGTTGCCGACCACGTAGCGTTCTGGATCCATCCCCATGTCCCGCATCTGCGCGAACAGCATTTCCTTAATTTGGGGGTTAGAGTCCAGCACCTCCATCGGGATGACCGTCTCGCCCTCGGCAGCATGGACAACGTATATGTCACCGTTTCTGCCAAACTCCGCCAGCCGGTCTACCTGATCCCGCATAGAGCCGATACCAATCGGTGCCAGATCGTAATCCGCAGAGGCGTCCGCAAAGGACTGAATACCGGTGTTTGATTGGGTGTATGCTTGCTGCAACATCACGATAGCTCCAGAACATTTGCAAAGACTTGAATCTTCGACGCAACATCACAGTTGAAAATGAGCGTGTCTCCGGATTCAAGGACAAAAGGCCCTGAGAGGGACACGTCTGCGGTGGCGGAGGACGAGGCTAAAGTAGCCATCGTGACCTTCTGCAAAACCACCGTTACCGAAGCGGAACTATCGGTTATCTTGGAGTATACCACCACCGCTCCCGTGTGGCTATTGTACATATTTATGTTTTTCACCAGCGCAACGGTGGCCGCTGGACAGGTGTACGCGGTCACGTCCCCAGTGGCCCCGACAAGAGTAACGATGTTTTTGTACGCAGAAGCCATTAGTCCATAAACCAGTTCATTCCATTGGTGTCATCTTGCCCACTAACAACAGCGGGGAAATCAATCTTCGTCAGCGCCATCTCCAGATCTCGCAAAATGCGGACAAAAGTATCCGGGTCGTACTCGTCGGGAGCCATGGGCATACTGTGATCTAATAGACTAACCATTACCGACGACCGTCCGGACGGATATCGAGGCGCAAGTCACCCATTGTCCACGTTATATCCGTTGTAGAACTTTCAATTCGCAGCGCAGCCTGCCGAGACCGGCTGCGGAGAAAGGCTTGCTGCGTCGTGGATGTAACGGCGCTTGTGGAAACGGTGGCTAAACTGTCGCCGGGATAGTTTCGGGTCTTCAATATGTAGTTTACCGGAGCCTCTGCATCACTGCTTGTAATGTCTATGTCCGGGATGAGGCGGCTTACAAACATAAACTGCTCGCCGTCTCCAAGGTCAAAGTCTGCCGATTCAATAAACGCAGTCATAGGCAACCCGTCGTTATCGTCGCCCGTTTCTTGGACATAGACAAAGTTCGTTCCGCTGGCGGTTCCGGAGGCCCTTGGGTTGTCGTGTACGCCGTAATCAACCCAAGCCGTTCTCGACAGCGTACCCAGATCCCAAGTGTTCTCCGTAAAGTTAAACTTAACGTAACGGTCTATCTCGGTGGAATCAGCCGTAGGATAGAACCAAAACACCTCGTCAAACATCTTGTTGGAAGCCGCGAAGCACTTGAAGCTCTGATCAAGGTTTATGTCATCAAACACATAACGAAGAAGTGTACAGGGGATAACCTCAACGCGACCCGTGTAGACAAAAAAGTTCTCCCGAGTCATCCAGAAGACCTTGTCGCCCACTGTCGTTACAGCGTTCGGCCCAATAATTGAAACATTGTTCGCCAGCATACTTATGCCAAACGTAAACGGCGGCCCTGTGAACCGCATTGCGTGAATCGACGTATCCGTCCAGATGAGCATTTCCTGACGAGTCTTTTGAGCCGATATAATTTGAGAACCGGACGAGATACGCTGCGATCCAGCAGTGTTTGTTGCGGTAGGGGTCCAATCCACGGGGCTTTCCTGATCCGACCAGCGAACCATAAGAAGGTCTTGGCTAGACCCGCCCAGCGCATTGCAGCCAAAGCAGACGACATGCCTGTCCGCACCGGAAACCATAATCCGACGTGTTACTGTCGGGGCATCAGAGGCCCCCGCTTGCGCAGCAAAAGATGTTGCCCTGGACCCCAGACCCAGTGTTTTATCCCAATAATACGGAGCCCCGTCATAAACATTGAATATCAGGTCTTCGCCCCAGTTATCCTGCGCATATAGACGTATGTTGGAACCAGCGGAGGCGGAGGTACTCGAAGATCCCCCCCAAGCTACAAAGTCGTTCGCCTCTTTGACATTAACCCCGTCAGCGTGGGCTACAGCCAGAGTTCCGCGGGCTCCCCTAACAACACCCGCATTTATAGTGTGGGTGGACTTTCCGGTGTACTGAATTAGCTCGTCTTCTATGAGCATCAAGCCAACAAAGACCACCGCAACGCCACTGGAAGATGTGGCCTCAGTCGTCCCGTCATACCCACGGGTCAGGTCACTAAAAACATTCTCAGTATTGGTTCCGTACAGTATCTTTTCGCTCCCGATCAACACAGTTCCTTTGGCGGGGAACCCGCTTGAATCGGCTACCGGAATAGATGAGCTTATAATCGTCAGGTCTGCGCCAGTTGTCGAGGCCGCCGTCTCGAACAGAGCCGCGCTCGTAAGTATGAAAGAAGTGACACTGGCATCTATGCCGCCGCTGTCGTTGAGGGTGGTCTGTGAATAACCCGTGGTCAGACCGCCCCAAAAACCCGCTCCGAAGCCCGTCCCAGAAACAACCGTGTTGAGCCCTGTATTAATCTGGTAAACCACAAGGATCGCTGACCCACCCCCCGCGGTTGACCCGGAGCTTGCTGTTCCTGCGGTTGTTATTGAGTAGCTATTGGAATCAATAACGGTCAATTCATGCTCAGTGTTTAATTGCGCGGCTGTGATCCCATCCGTGGTGGTAGCCCCGCTGAAGGTCACAAAATCTCCAGTAACGGCACCATGTCCTGCTGCCGTTACACGCACTACTGAGCTACCGGCCGCGACGGTCGTTAAAGGGTTCGCTCCAAGGGTGGCCGTGGACCGGATAGGGGTTATGTCATTATACCCGCCCCCCTCTTCTATATAGACCTTGGTTTCTGTCCCAAGGCCCATGTATTTTGAGCCGTCAAGCGCGGCCCACACATGAAGAGAACGCCCCGTGCCCTTTATCGTATTGCTGCTCAGACGCTCCCAACCGCCCATCTTCTCCGGGCGGCCCTTACGAAATCGGATTAGGTCTGAATTGAACCAACCGTTCTCATCTCCGTAAGACGTAGTCTCACGGTTGACCCCCGGTTGAAATTGTATTTTTGTTAGGGTCATAATTCGGTTGCTTCCGGGGCAGGAAATGTTTTCCAAGTAGAAATAGGATGAACACCATGTGTTCTTGTAGCTTGATACATATGTTTAAATGTGAACATCCCATCCCCCGCAATAGATATTCTCATCTTTTTTAAATCTTCTAATGTATGAACTGGCGTGTTCTTTTCATTAGAAGGAATACCATTTACAGGCACAACTTCATGTCCTACGCTGCCGGGAAATAAAAACAAACAACCTTCTGTTGATTTAAAAACCCAAGAACTTGAGTTGTGCCAGTTCCATCCTTTGTTAAACGTGTCAAAGAATGCTGAATGAGGCTGCGGCATATCTTCTGCAAAAAACCTAATGTCAAATTCAACATCATCTGGAATGTGTGCATAATATATAAAAGACATATGCGAATCTAAATGATGGTGTTCCGAACCGGGGTTTTTATCTACTAAATTAAAATAACTCTTAGAGATATGAAAATCTAAATCATCTAATGATATATTAAATACACCCAGATATTCCTTTATTGACTTTGTTATAAATGCATAAATATCCCGTAGCTTTTCCTCGTGATGCAAATAAGGGGCGTTGGTCTCATTTGAATATCCATCTTTAATATGGCTTAATGCTACTTCCCACAAATTCTCTTTAAATTCAGATGATTTGTCATACTCAAATTCACATATTGTCGTAGGAAATAATGTATGAGTGTTCATAACTTAGCAGCCTCTAGAATTACTGCCCAGTATTCATCACCT